CAGTGTTCGACGCCTCCACCCAAGAGGGGATGGGGGCGCTGACCGTCGGCACCTGGTACTTCGTGTGCCTGGCCACCAACGGAACGACTGGCACCCTCTACCACAAGACCGCTGCCGCTACGGGGCTCACGGCGCAGGCGGTGACGTCGGTGACCGCGTCGGTGAACGCCGCCACTCTGCGGCTCGGTGAGTCGCCGTGGGGCGCGGAGTGGTGGAACGGCTGCATCAACGCCGTCAAGGTGTACAACACCCAACTGACCGCGGTGGAAGCGCTGCACGAGGCACAGCAGTACGTGCCGCGCCGCACCGCCAACCTGCTCGGGTTCTACCCCCTGGTCCGACCTGAAACCACCGACTACTCCGGCAACGGCCGCACCCTCTCCGGCGGGTCCGGGGCAACCCGCGAGGACGGGCCCCCGATACCGTGGGCCACGGGTCGGCCACGGGCGATCCACCTATCCGGCGGTGGCGGAGGAACAGTCACCGGTACCGCGTCCGCCCCACTGGGTGCTCTCACGGCGGCCGCGTCCGGGATCGCTACGGTCACCGCGTCAGCGTCTGCCTCGCTCGGCGGTCTCGCAGCATCCGCCGCGGGCGCCAAGACGGTCAACGGTAGTGCTACCGCGCAACTCGGGGCGCTCACCGCCGCCGCGGCCGGCGCGCGGACCGAACCCGGCACAGCATCCTCGCCGCTGGGTGCACTGGCTGCTGCAGCGACGGGAACCTCTGCTGTCGCAGGGACAGCGTCCGCGCCGCTAGGTGGGCTCACATCCATAGCGTCTGGTGTGGTCACCGTGTCCGCGGCCGCTGCTGCTGTGCTCGGCGCACTGACCGCAACAGCGTCGGGTATCCGCGCCACCACAGCGACAGCAACGGCGGGGTTCGGGGCACTGTCCTCAACAGCCGATGGCTCGGTCATCGGCTCTGGATCCGGAGCAGCTACGGCACCGTTCGGGATCCTCACCGCGGCCGGCGCTGGGAACGTGGGTGTGATCGCATCCGCGGCCGCGCTGCTCGGGGAGTTGGCCGCCGCGGCGGTCGGGACCAGATCCGTGGCGGCGACCGGTGCGGCCGCACTGGGTGGTCTCATCGCCGCAGCATCGGGGCAGAGCCAAACAACCGCCGCCATGTCCGACCTGGGCGCTCTCACGGCGACAGCGGTCGGCCTACGAACCGTGGCCGCTGCCGCGGCGGCGCTGCTCGGTGGGCTCTCCGCATCCGCGGCCGGGGCCACGTTCGCTAGCGGCACCGCCGATGCCCTTTTCGGGGCGCTCACCGCCGGCGCGATCGTGACGGCCCCCACCACCCGAGGGGGGTCGTCGGTGCTCACCCGCACCGCACCATCCGCCGTTACTGATACCAGGTCGGCCCCGGCAGCGTGGGGCCTGCCACGTACCGCACCGTCAGCGAGAGGAGTCACCTGATGTACGACGTCGGGGACGTAGTCCCTCTCGGCATCACCGTCACCAACGCGCACGGAACACCTGAGGACGCCACAGCCGTCGTACTGACGGTCGGCCTGCCGGACGGCACATCCGTCACCCCCAGCGTCGACCACGTCGCGCTCTCGGGTGTGTACACGGTCGACTACCCCACCACCATGGAAGGGCTGCACACGATTCGGTGGGTGGCGACCGGTACGAACGCGACGTCCTATCAGGACGTGTTCAACGTCCGCGAAATCACCGACCAGATCATCTCCCTGAAGCAGGCACGCAACCAGCTCGGGTTGGTGTCCACCGACCGAGACGACGACCTCCGCATGTTCATCGCGGCGGCGGCGGTAGCGGTCGAGGACCACATCGGGAAGAAGCTGGTTCGCCGCACCATCACGGGTGAACGGCACCGCAGGGTGTGCGGGAAGATCCTGCTGGACCGCACGCCGGTGATCTCAGTGACTGCCGTGGCCGAGGTAGGCGCTGGCGGGTCGTGGGACGTGGACGACCTTGACGTCGACCCCAGCGTCGGACTCGTCACAACGCTGTCGGGCGCGGCCCTGTACGGCAACCTGTCCGTCACCTACGTCGCGGGGATGAGGGTGATCCCAGCGAACTACTTGTTGGCGACGCGGATCATCACCGAGCACCTGTGGCAGACGATGCGGCCGTTCTCGTCGTCGGCGAACCTTCAGCCGGGTGCGCTCGCGGACTCGCTCGACGCCCGGTCTGGTGGGTTGGTGGGGTTCGCGATCCCGAACCGTGCGTTGGAGCTGCTCGGCTCCCGCCCGCCGCTGGTGGCGTGATGAGCAAGCACACTCGGGTCCCGGAGATCTCCGAGGAGTTCGAGTCTCAGGTGCGGGCACAGCCAGAGATCGAAGACTCCGCGTTGATAATCGGCGGCAGGGTCACGAACGACTACCACGACTACATCGTGTTCCTCGGGTACAGGCCGGGAACGGATGAGTGGATTACGTCGGCACGCGCGGCTCCCGGGGGCCAACGGCCGAACGACTCCGAGACCATCACCTATGGCGTGCTTGTCGCGGTTACCGATCGGGACGACAACATGGTCGCCGCGCGCCGCCGGGCCGGCGAGAAGCTCCGCGCGATCGAACGGGTCGTCACAGAGAACATGACGTTGGGCATGTCTGGGGTGAACGCCACCATGGGGAACGCGGCATGGTTGCCGTTGCACACCGACAAGGGCGCGGAGTGCAACGTCTCCGTGGACGTCATCATTAAGGCGCTGCTGTGACTGCGCCCGGCGTGGACCCGATGGTGCAGATCGCCCGGGACATGCGTGCCCTGCCGGAGGCGACCCGCAAGTCGGTTCGGCCGAAGCTCCGCAAAGCCGGGCAGATGGTGCAGCGCGAGGCACAAACCAACGCGTCGTGGTCGTCGAGAATCCCCGCAACCATCAAGGTCGTCACCTCGTTCCGGCAGGACCGGGAAGGCGTGACCGTCCGAGCAGGCGGACCTTCCGCACCACACGCCCGACCGTACGAGGGCCTGTCGGCTCGGGGATCGACGTATCGGCATCCGGTGTACGGCAACGACTGGTGGGTCGCCGCACCAACCAGGCCGTTCCTGTTCCCCGCGGCCGAAGCCGCAGAAGGCGCGGTGACGGACGCGATCCGCACCGCCCTCGACGAGGCAGCATCGTCGCTCGGGTTCAGCTAGCCCCGCTCTGTCCTTTCGCAACATAGACGGCCCCCGGTCGTCCAGTCCCGCATGCCTGGAGGACCCGTGGACTTCGTGTGGATCGAACACCCCAACGTGGAGCAGCCCGCCAGGGTGCCGGTATCGGCGCTGCCGCACTGGGAGGGCTACGGCTGGACACAGGTCGAGGCCCCCGCGAAACCCAGCCGCCCCGAACGCCGCACCGGGAAACCGGAGCGTGTCCGGGCCCCGCGGCCCACAAGCCCGCCGGCACCGCCGGTGAACACCACCCCGGTGGTGGAGAAGTCGGCGGCCCCCGCCAAACCCAACTCCCCCAAGAGCGCCCCCCGGGGCGAGGAGGACTGACCCATGCCTATCACCCCCGTTCAGCCGGCGGCCATCACCCGCTTCTTCGGCCCCGGAACCACCGCGTTCCTGTTCTGCGCCAGCATCGCCGACCCCGCTGCCCCCACGTTCGCCGAACTCGACGCCGGCACCGAGCTGACCCGCGACGTCGCCGACATCTCCGGGTGGATGACCGCCTCCGCCATGATCGACGTGCCGGACTGGAAGACCCGGTTCACCGGCCAGATCCCCGGGCGGATCACCGCCGAGTCGTCGTCTCTCACGTTCTACGCCGACGAGGACCGCGGCGCTGGTGACGTGTCCCAGCTTCTTCCCCGCGACACAGACGGCTACATCGTCATCGCCGACGGCGGACTCGCCTCCGCGATCGGTGACGTGTTCCAGGTGACCGTGTCCTCGAACAGCATGCAGCGGTCCGGAGACGCAGCGGGGCAGCGGGTCGTGACGTTCGCGATCCGCACCGAGCCCTCCGAGGGCGTCACCCTGCCGCAGTCGTGACCAGCATCCGCGACCTGCTCGAGGCGAAGGAACGGCGGCGCCTGGTCCAGCCCATCCAGGTCACCGATCCGTCAGCAGACCAGCATGCCTGGATGGGTATCACCAGCGCGTTGCAGATCGCGATGGGCAAGTCCGGCGAGGACCGGAACGAAGCGTTGATCGGCCAGCTGGAGAAGCAGTTGGAAGACGCGCACACGCGGTGGCGGTCGCACTACGCCGACGTCGAACTGCAGTCGATTCCCCGGGAGGACTGGGAAGCAGCGCAGGCGAAGTGGCAGGGCGACAAGGGCATCGACTGGGCTAAGGCCCTCGCTCCCTTGCTGGAACTGTCGTGCGTAGACGAATCCCTCCAGGACGCCGAGTGGTGGGAGTCCCGTCTCAACGATGCGGCGTGGTCCGAAGGGGACACCGACTCGCTGCGGGCGGCGATTCTCATCCTCAACGTTGACGGGGTGGACCCGAGGGTCCCAAAAGGCTGAGCCGCGACCAGCTGTTCGCGGCGCGCATGGACTACTGCGGCCCCAAGGGGATTCCGCTGGACGTGTTCCTTACGTGGAAGGAGTCCAGTCAGGACGCGGCGTTGGCGTGGCAGTTCCACGAGAACCGCCGCTGCTCTGGGTGCGGGACGCATCCGGATGACTGGGATGAGAAGCAGGGCGGCTCCAGGTACGCGTACCACAGTGAGTGGTTCAGGTGCCCGGGCTGTGTCGAGCAGGAGCGGTTGAAGGAAAGCCAGGAGATCCGGGACGCCGGCCGGGGTGTCCACACCCGACTATCTCTCGGCTCGCACGGCGAGTGCGCCCGGTGCTCACCGACAAGGGGGTAGGCCATGGCAAGCAAGTCGCTGGTCTATCACATCGGGGCTGACATCGGAGATCTCCGTCGGAAGATGGAGGAGGCCGGTCAGCTCACCGGTAAGGCGCGCGGCGAGCTGCGGAAGATGCAGCAGCAGCAGCGGGAACACCGCGCCGCCATGTCCGACCTCGGTGCCAGCATGCTGGGGTTCGGGGCGGCCGCCGTGCTGGGTTTGGGGATGGCGGTTCGTGAGGCGATCCGGTGGGAGTCCGCGTTCGCCGGTGTCCGCAAAACTGTGGACGGCAGCGATGAGGAGATCGCCGCTCTCGAAGGCGAACTGCGTCAGCTGGCACGTACGTTGCCGGCGACGCACCAGGAGATCGCCGCTGTCGCTGAGGCCGCTGGCCAGTTGGGGATCAAGCGGCAGGACATCGCTGAGTTCACCAAGACGATGGTGGACTTGGGGGAGACCACGAACCTGACCGCTGAGCAGGCGGCGGAGTCGCTGGCGAAGTTCATGAACATCATGGGCACCAGCGCATCCGATGTGGACAAGCTCGGCTCTGCGTTGGTCGCGCTCGGCAA